AAGAGAATTCTGAGGTTCAATAGTATTATGAATAACAGTAGATACAAGATCAGTTGTTGAAAATGTGCCTGCATAAACAGGTTGGGGCTTCATCAAAAATGTTTTAATATCGGTTTGATCAAAATTTGAAGACGATGTGTCCCACAAAATTCGATCGATTTGTGATGGATTCAAAGGAGAAACCACTGCTACATCAGCATCAGCGGTAAAACCAGTGGTGGCTTTTATATCATGAGACTGTTCTCCATCTAAAACAGTCTCAGGATAGTTGTTATTATTTGCATTAGGGTTAACGCCCTGTGCTGTATTTTCAGTAAGTTAATATTTAAGTCAAAGAATAAACTCAAGTTCAATGACCGTACCGGAACACCTTGGAATTTAGTGGGATTGCCACCGGAGCTTCCTAGGATTATATAAGAGTAAATACCCCACTCCATAACACACATAGCTTTTCTCTATCAGTTACTGAATCAACAGTTCCGGAATTTTACCATCAAGGAATGATCACATGTTGTTTATGGGCTAGTTTTTGACACCATAGCCAGGGTCTAAATTTCAGTGTAAGGGTCCCGCCACACTAAACGGAGATGTTTTATAACATCACTGTTATTGGATGTTTAACGACATCCCGGTCGGGGGTTATTTAATAAGTATACTCAGATTTTAACACAATATTCTGTAACTTAGAATACTGTGTATGAATCGAGATACTAGTTTGAAGATTCGGATAATTATCTTCAAAAGATTTAATCATTTTTGGAGCCCATTCATCAAAGAGTTTTTCATCATGCAACGAAAGCTCTTTAAGTGAAGAGACCACATTTTCTGCTGGTATTATTTCAGAAAGTGAACCTTTCTTTGTCCAACAAGGAGTATTTAAAATTGTCTCCAATCTCAGTGGTGCAATCCACCGATTTAAATGTGGCAAGAACCTAAAGGTCCTCTTAAGAAATTCGATCTCTGTAAGCTTCCGAAATTCGGATCCGCAAATTCCTTTTGTTTCACTAGTATAAACAAGACCATACTTAAGCATAGTTTTGGATATAGTTGAACCATTGATAATAGCTCTAAGTTTAGAATCCACAGTCCACGCATTATCATCTCCATAAACAATCAGATAAAAGACTTCATCAAAATTG